ATAATGTCATACGTGACCTTCGGGTTGATCTTTGGGAGAGTCGCTGCAACGACTCCAACCAGATCAATGGAAACGGTGTTACTCATTTATTTCAGCTTTCGCCTGCTGGGCCTGAGGCCCATTCGGTTGTAAACGTAACAGCAGCATCTGCTGGAACGCCCTTCTCTAGAAAAGTGTCGGCAAATGCTTCACCGAACGACATGGGAATCTTGCTAGGTGCGCGACCGGCGCCAGCGTAACCAGAAGGACGTGGCTTAGGTCGTTTATTTGGTTGACGCCTTGCGGGCGCCGCTTTTGCTGAAGCCTGACTTGCCTGAGCAAGTCGAATCAACTGGCGAGCAGCAATCTGTGGATGACTGTCTGCGAGCTGAACAAGGTCTGCGTTGTTTGGGTCTTCAAGAAGACTTCCAACTGCGGGACCAAGGCTCTTTCCGTTTACGCCCATCTGACTTGCCACTTGGTGGTAAGCAGACGTGAACGCTTCTCGACGACGAATCGGCGTGATTCCGTTCTGCAACTCTTGAAGCTTCTCGAGGAGAGGAGCCGTTGCTGCGTCTACCGCGCGTGACACGTAAAAGTTGACGTAGTCGGATGGCGATGTGCTCTGCGGGTCAGGCTCAGGAACCTCTTCGTACTCGTACTCGACCTGGTCGTTGTACTGCTGGGCCGCTTGCTGTTGGGCAATGACCATGTGCTGAAGAGTTTCGACTTGCTTTTGCAAAGCCATAACGTTTGGATCGACTTCCGGTGTTTCCGGCGCGGCGACCTGTTCCTGCTCTACACTCTCTTCAGCGAGTGTTTCGTCTCCAGGGTCTCCGCTTGCGAAGTCGAGAACTTCTTCCGTCTGCTGCTCGTCCATGTTTCCTCCATCGTTTCTCGCGCCACAAGACCGGGATTAGACAAGGACTGTGGTTTACGAGTAAACGCTAGTGCTAGCCTGAGCAAGCCTCATGCGATTGTCAACAAGGGATTTATAAATGGCGCGTATCAAACTAAGCGACCACATGATCGACAAGTTTCTCGGTGATATGAGGTCTTCTCAGCATCGCATTGACGAGGAATGGCGACCACGGTGGAACAAAGTCGAGGCTGCATACCAGGGCAAATCGCCAGAAGAGATTCATGGAGTTATGGGCGATAGAAACGCCGTCAACTTCAACTTCATTCTCTCTACAGCCAACACGATCATCCCTAGCGTCTTGCCGACAGACCCCTACATCACGTTCAAGTCGCGTGACCCAAAAGACAGAGACGCCGCTTTCGTTGCCGAAGCCTCTGTGAACTACGCATACAAAACAGGTCGAGCAAACTCAGCTACTCGCAACGTTCTTCTCGACTGCGAAAAGTTCTCGATGGGTATCGGCAAGGTTGTCTACAACCCCGCAGGGAATGTGACCCCTGTTATCCACTACGACCAAGATGCAGAGATCGAACTCGACCACGACGAAGACGCTTTGGATGGGGCTATTGGTTCAGAGATTGCCTACGAGATGGAGTCTGAAGGGTTCAACATGCTTATCGAGGGAGACGGGATTGATATCCCAACCCTCGAGCGTGTGGCTCCGTGGAACTTCTTGTTCCCTGAGGGGCATGACGACATCAACAAGTGTCCGTGGGTAGCAGAACGACTTCTGGTCAAGCTCGATGACCTCCGCATGTACGAAGGCTTTACTGTAAAGCCACACGTTATGGCGAAAGAGAATCTCTCTCTTCATATGCCAGGAGGAACTCTCGAAGCCGCCATCATGCGACAGCCGGGTGCAGATATTGACCCAGGCTTTGTCGCTCTTTACGAAATTCACTACTGGGTGCGGCAGAAGAGAAAGCTTGTCCGAAGGATTCTCTGGATCCTCGACAACACCAACGCACAAGGCTTTGACCGCGTCGTCAGGCACATCGAAGACGACAGCGGCATGCGCGGCTATCCCTTCGTCATGCTTCGCACTGTCGTAAACCCCGGCAAGATGTGCGAGCCAGACATTGCCGACCTCGCCACAATCCAGCCAGTCGCAGACCGGCTTAACGCTGAACTTGCTGCTGTGCTTCGGCATCACAAGCAGGCCAGCAAGCAAAAGTATGTGGCCGCACCTGGCGCTCTCTCAGGTGACTCCCAGTTTGAAAAGCTACTTCGCTCTGAGCGAGACCTATCTGCTGCCGAGCTTCCGTCTCAGTTCAACGACGTAAGGCAGGCTCTTCAACTTGTGCCCATCGCCCCGATGCCGCCAGACGTTCCGTTCATGCTGCAGACGCTGCAGCGACTCATGTACGAAATCGGAGGCGTCGATGTCTTCCAGCGCGGAGGAGTTGCCCGAAAGGGAACCACCGCAACAGAGGTCGCAGTCGCAAGTCAGTCTTTCCAGAACCGAGCGCAAATCCGAAAGCGTGCTGTCGAGCAGTTCATCGAAGATGTTGCTCGTCGTTACCTTGACTGCATGCGTCGATACTGGACACAGACAAACTGGATTCGAGGAGCTGGCACTGGAGACGATTCGTTTATCGAAGTCAGTTCAGAGCGCATGAGAGGCGCATTCGACATCACGGCAAGCGTGTCTGAGTTCGACCCGAACGAGCAGACAAATGAGTTGCAGGCGTTCAACGGATTGCTTCAGACGATTGCTGCCACCATTCAGACGATCATGCCCCTGGTACAGGCGCAGGTTCTTCCGAAGGACACAATCAACAACTTCGTACGGAAAGCGTTTGAGCTTTGGCGCCAGGACAGCCGAAGGCTCATTGGCCCGCTTTCATCTCTAGCCAACCCGATTGCATCGCAACAAAACATTGCAGCGCAGGGACCGGCTAACCCAGAAGAAGAGATGCCGTCTGCAGGGGAAGACGTACAAGCAGCGAGCATCAACGGACAAGGTTTTGGTGGGGGTTTTCAAGGGATGTCTGGGGGACTGGCGGGCACTGGGCCTAGACCGGGAGCCGGACAAATTGTGGAGGAATAGACGTGCTTTACGAGTTCAAATGCCAGAAGTACACATGCAAGCGTGTGTTTGAAGAGCCGATGTCCCTATCTCGATACGAGAAGGTATTGGCTATGGACCCTCCCTTCTACGAGGTGAGGTGCCCCATGTGCGATACGAAAGCCCCGAAGAGGCACTACACGGCAATGTCTACACCTCGAGTCCACAGGGACTACGGAGAGTGGAACCCCCGCACAGCCCCGAAAGAGCTTGTAGGCAGGTCGTGGACAAGCAAGGGAGAGAAAGAGCAGCAGGTCCGCGAAGTCATGGGCAGCAACTTCGTCGTCGGTGAAGTTGACCGCGACAAGACGGTCAAGCCTTTCAACCCTCAGGCTGTCCACATCAAGGCGAAAGACGTGAAGCGACCGACAGGTCCGATTGACGTGAAGTCTGCCGTGCAGAAAGCAATCAAGCCCGGTGTCTCCTTCAAGGTGAAGAACCTGGCAAAGGAGATTAACGCTCCGTACAACCGGGTCTACACCATCGTCAAGATGCTTGATGGCGTGACGAAGGTTGCCCCTGGAGAGTTTCAGCTTTCTAGTTAGCTACTGCTGGATGTACCCGCTGGCTGCGGCGTTTAAGTCTTCAGCCTCCTGACCGGCAATCTCCCACATCTCCTCCGTCCACGTAGAGGCGTCCCACGGGTTGGGCTCGTCCTCTGCTGGGCGCTGGTTAAGGCGACCGATGTAGTGGGTAATCGCGCAAGCGATTATTGCACTCATCGCATCGTCGTCGTGCATGCCGGATGGCGCACTAATCTTCAACATCCGAGTGCCTTCTGAGTCTGCTGTCACCGTTGCTGCTCTAAGGGCACGTAGCTCTTCAAACGCATTGCGGCTTCTAATCTTGATGTACTTCTCGCGGAACGCTTTGATGGCGAGGCCGATCGCTGCGTTCTTGCTCGAGGAGGTAGTACTCCACCCCAGGAGCGCAGTAGGCGAGTTGCCTACTTGGTTGACTACCTTCCGCCTGTACAGATTGTAGTAGCGCGTGTGATAGAGCATCGCGATTAAGCCGTGACCGGCACCTGTAGCCTCTGGCGCGAGGATTGCCCGGTTGTAGTAAATGGAGATGAGCAGGAGAACGTCTGCGTACTGGACCTGATCGACCTTCCCCCTCCACGCAGCAACCTGCTCGAGCGTAACCTCGTCTACAACCGTGACCGAGTCCCAGTCACCATCGTCGTGCCCAGCAGCCACATCTGCCGCGACAAGGTATCGACGGCGGGGCTCAGGATGCTTCCACACAGAGAATTGCCCGACCCCCGGCATAGCCTCAATTAACTCAGGCTTATAGGTAGTCCACATCCGCTCATACTTGTCGGGAGACCACTGAGAGGAGTCCACTATCTCGTACCACTTGTGCTCTGGGCATGAGTGGAACTCACCAGGGTCGAAGCCGACGTATGGCGCACAGATGTCGCAGGCGCACACAAAAGCCTTCTCCTGATAGTCCATGTCGTTCTTGTCGAACACAAGGCGACCGGTACTCCCAAAAGCCTCTTCGTCGGTAGACGGGTACTGCTGGCGGAAACCGGCCTGGTCTCCACCACACTTCGTCATGATGGTTTCCCTGCGCCACTGAAGAGCCTCGAGGGAAACGTAGTCTCCAAACCTGTCGAGCAGGTCTTGCTCATCAGGAGCCAGCGTCTTTCTGAAGTCCTCCTCTGAAGACTTAAGAGGCTTTCGGTACTCCGTCATCAGGAACCACGGAGTGAAGATGACGTACCACTGACTGTTCTCGTCGCCTGGGTACTTCTCTTTCAGCGGCATCCAGGGCGGAATGTCACCGCCAAAGACCCTGCCGTTTGAGTACATCTCATGGTGGTAGTCGCCGCCTCCCTCGCACGTTGACTCGACATACACAAAGGAGTCGGGCGTATCCGGCACCGACTGCATCATGTTGAGCATGAACTCGCGAGGGTTGTTGTAGAGGGCAATCTCGGATACGTGAACCTTGCGAGCGGTGATGCCGTTTGCGCTTGTAGCTCCGCGAGGAAGCACCACGTTAAGACGCGAACGCAAACCCTCTGCGCCTCGAGGTGACCGGAAGTCTAGAGCGGTCCGGTTGTCGTATTTACGCTTTGGCTGAAGGCTCTTCGGAAGGTGCTCGTAGAAGAGTTTGCACTTCGTAAACACCTCATGGACCGTCTTGTCCGTATGGGCGACAAACAAAGCCGTCTCGTCAAACTGGGTGACGCACTGGTGAAAGCAGTAGCCCTGGACGAATGTTGAGCAGCCTGTCTGGCGGGCCTTCGCTTCCCATACGCGAACAGGCTCTCCTGCAGCCTGGATGCCGCTAATCAACTCCCATCGGATTCGCTGTGGAAGGTTGAGAACAAGCGACTCGAACGTTCCAGCTTTCGTCTGTATTCGTAGTAGCTCGGAAGCGAACTCTGGGAAATCGACGTAGCGTCCCGAAGTGAGTTCTGCTTCAGCCGATCCCTTAGGGGCCGACCTATCCTCCCCATCTTCCCCCTTTTCATTCTCCCTATCGGCTGGAACCGATTTGCCGTAACGCCCTTTGGCATGTGCCATATCTTCTCCTTTAGCTTTTCGCCGGTAATCGGGTTCAACCCCATCAGGTAATCACGGCTGAAAGACTGAATGTCTGAAAGAGCCATCCTGCTCTTTGTGTGGTGTCTCGCTACCCAGTTCGCAAGACCGCGCAGCGTCTGCTCTCCGTAAGCCTGGGGAGGCGTCATCTCGATTCCTGCGTCGGCAAAGTCTTCATGCATCTGACTTACAACGTATGGGTGAAACCAGATGGTGCGAAACTCTTTATCTGCAGTTGGCCCTCGAGTGACAAGTTCAATGCGCTCGCTTTCAAGCAAAGACATGTACGTCTGCACGTAGATGAGAGGCACACCCAGAGCAAGGCAGGCGACTAGGTCTGAGACCACTGTGGTGTGTGAAGCTATCCACATGTTGATCAACGGGCTCCACAAATCCAGAACGATGGCGCTCTCTGGAATAGGACAGCCGACAACACGCCTCCTCTGCATGCCGGGAAAGCGCATGTAAGGAGAAGCGTCTCCACGCATCGCAGCCTTAAACTCCCGCATGTGACGCTCAGGGCGAGAGATATCACCAAACCTGGTCCAATCCCCCGCCCCCCACATCGAACCCTTTACGTCCCAGCGATGCGCTTTGACCTTAGAGAGTTCACTCGTCTCATTCTTGAGCCACCACGACACACCTAGTCCGCAGGCTCAGACTTCTTCACGGCTTTCTTAGCAACCGGGCGCTTCGTCGTTTTTTTTGCGGTAACTGGCTTTTCAGACCATCGCCACACCTTTGCGACGAGAACGCCACGCATGAGCTTTGCCCCAGGGTACAACTGCTCTGGCGTGTACTCCTGGGCGCCCGAAGTAAGCTGGAGCTGGGCCAGACCTTTGTCCTTCTGGTGACGCCAGCCCGTGACCATCACGTCCCTAATCTCTCCGAAGTAGTTCACCCGCACAAAGTCACCGATACGGACGTTGCCTTTCGCTACATTCATCTCAAACATCTCAATCCCTTCTCGCCTTTCGGCATAACTCAATCGCAATAAAGAAGACCCGACATGCTCAAAAAGCGCCGAGTGCTAAGGAAAAGGAAAGTCAAAAAGCGTGACCCGAAGCTCGCTAGCGCAGGGGTCTCTGCGTACAACAAGC